TAAACACGGATTCTCAGTGTTGGCTCAAAGTTGTCACCAGAGACTACTTCTGTATTAGCACCAGAAGCACCCTTGATTGCCCTTATCACGAATGATGAGGTAGAGGTAGAAGAATCATCAGCCAACTCATATGCACCGCTTTGTACGGCTAGTTGCACATGATATGTGTGTGGCAAATCTGCCTGTCCGGTAATCATGACGGCATTGATTCTGCTCAGTCCCAATTCTGCACCTGTAACTAGAATACCATCATCATAGTCGGTGTTTCCAGTATCCATGTCTACTACTGCGTCTATGTAGTATTCGTCACCCGATACTTTGGGTGTGGTCATACCTTTGTGGTCTGCTAGAATGGTAATCGCCATCTAAACACCTCACGCACTCGTAATGTTGGTTATCTTTCCTTGTCCCTTGAAGAAGGAGCAACCAGTCTCACCGATGGTTCGGTACATGGCTTGGTTTCCTAGTTTCTTGACACCGAATGGGTTTCCACTATCAATACCATCCTCAAAGTACTGAGTAGGCTTAACCATTGCAAGCCATAGATGGTCTGTATCTAGCATTAGTATGTCGCTTAGTTTGTTAGCGGCAGACTGTCCGGTCTGTGGCATGTCCTTGCATGGGATTAGGGGTATTCCGTAGTACGAAGCAACCCTGAAACCAACCTCAGAACCCTTGACACCCTTCACACCACCGTGTGTTGGTACTATTTCTGCGGTATCCATGAACCTCTCCTGAGACTGTAGTAGGTCCGAGATGTGCTGAATGGTATCGTATCCAGTTAGCATAACCTTCGGGTTTCCACCGTTTAGTCTTAGGTCGCGGATTACTGTGTTCAGAAGGGAAAGAGTTAGTGTCCTTCCCTGTGTTGCACCATATCCATCACCGAAGTTTACAACTGCATCCATGAAAGATGGAGTTGCGGCGTATCCACCGTCATTTCCAGCCTGTAGGAACAGGTTTCCACTCTGTGTCTGAGTAGAGTCACCAGTTCTGTCATGAGAACCATAGAGCAGAGATAGTTTGCTGTTTATGGTAGTATCAGTTGCGGAACTGTTGGTATCTTTGTCAAGGTGTATCATTCCACCTGCGTTAGCCATAGCCGCCAACTCAGCAGACGAAGAAACAACCTTCATGAGAGAAGTGTAGTTCTTCTCCATTCCAGTAATACCGTTTATGTCGTAGTCCTCAAGAGGCATTAGTAGCATCTTGTTCTGCATCTCAGCATGGTGCTTTGCCATATCCTCACGGACAATAGCCCTAACATCACCTACACCGTCATCCATCTGTGCCATTTCTAGACCTAGTTCTGTGAACTCAAACATGTGAGCAACAGTCTTCGGACTCATGAACAGTTTGGTGTACTCTGGAGCAAGTGGCCTGAATCCATCAGATTCTAGAGCCGCATTCTCACCAACACCACCAATGTGGTCAGGTCTAATAGCGGCGGCGTTTGCAGAAGTAAACGAAGAGTCAAGAGCCTCAGTTCCTGTGGTAATCTTTGCACCGGAACCACCTGCTGGCCTTGACTTTAGTATCCTCCAACCAGAAGAAGTGTAAGGTCGCTTAGAGAGCATTGCAAAAGCATTGACTTCTCTGTTTAGCATAGACCAAACCTTCTGTCCATACAGAACACCGTAAAGGTCGTTCAGACCCTCTGCGCCCGAAAACGCCGCAGACGTTACATCGTGTCCTATGCCATCGTAGTTTCCACCGAAACCTCCAACGACACCTCCAGCCTTAAGAAGCGTATTACCGCTTCCCCCGCCAACTCCATAAGTTGCGGCTTCCAAATCTCTCATTGTCTTAATGTATCCACTCATTTACTTCACCTTCCCTCCGTAATTCTGTGTATGTCATCCCATGACATATCAGCCGCTTCATCTAGCGTAGTTGGGAATCCTTCTGGAAGTTCAAAAGAAACTTCCTGTGCCTTGCGAATCTCACCATCGTTCTCTGATAGTGACTTTCGGAGTTCTGCAAACTCTTCCTTTAGTAGAGAAACTTCGGTCTTTGCATCGTATTCTGCTCTCTCAGCAGATTCCTTTCTTACTTCTCTCTCAGCCTCAAACCTGTCAGCAAACTGCTTTTGCAGGTCATCGTATGCAATCTTCTCCAATTGCTCTGCCTTGAAAGCCTCGTAAGCCTTCTCCACATTCTCTACAGATAAGTTCAGAGTTGAGAAGTCTCCATCCTCAAATCCCTTTAGGGCAATTGTGGATGCCGCAGGAGTTCCGCCACTTACGACTTCTGTACCTGCTTCATTCCTTGCACCTTCTTCATCAAGAGCCGCATTCTTGTCTGATGCGCCTCCTTCTGGTTTCTTATCATCATCCTCAGACTCTTCTGCTTTGGTTTCTTTACCATACGCCATCATTGTCTCACGGTCATCTTTTTCAGGCAAATCTATGATTTCATCCTCATCCATAGGGGAGTCCATCTCCTTTGCCATCTCATCATTTCCTTCCTTACGAATTTCATTGACTTGACCAATCAAATCATTGAGTTCAGTAAGGGCTTTTTCCAGTTTTTCACTCATTTTTTTGTCACCTCCAACATCTTGTTTCAAAATGTCGAATTTTGCTTCCGGGTTAATTCCTTTTTCACAGATTGTTACTTCATGTAGTTCTAACTTGTCTATTTCGTTGTACGTTCCTAGACTGTCAGATGTTCTGCTCTTCTTAGAAATTGCTTGTCCTCCTATACTAAATGACCTAAGTGTCCCTTTTCGGATACCTCTAGAAATCTCCTTTGCCTTTTCTATGTCATCTCTCATCTTAATGACGACATAGAAACCAACGTCATCTACACCAGTCTT